ACTACCAATAAGGTAATAGCCACTATATTTAATTGATATTATTCATCGTCTCGATCTTTTTTACCACGCCTATAATTTTTTGTGAAAAATTCATCTTGTCCTAGGTAATTTAAATCTCTATTGGATATTGCATCTTTAGGAGATTGATTACCTAACAATCTTAACTTATCTTCCCTTATAAGCATGAGCATAGCTAAAGCGTCATGTCGGTCAAAGTTTCCATCGTCATTCCACATAGCCAGCTCCTGGAGTAATGGTTTAGACCAAATCTTTTGGAGGCCCATTGTAGTTCTTTCAACTTCAATTAAGTTCCCATCCTCCATCTTTACATCCAATATTTTCTCAGGTTTTAATAACCAATCCCTAATACATCTCCTAGCATAAGGTGCTACAGATCCATAGTTACCAGTTCCTTTAGCCTTGTTGCCATACATATTAGATTTAACCATTTCCTTATCCTTTAGGAAATCTAGGGTATCACATAGAAGATATAATGAGTTCATCTTTGAGAAATAAGCAAATAAACCTTTCTTATTATTCTCGTAGTTACATTCAGCATTATACATTAATAAAGCAAGCCTACAATTCTCATAAGCTTCATCTGCGAACATTGGTCTGCCAGTATACTCAAAAACCAATTCGTCAGTTCATAAATCCAAGATATACATAGAGAATAATGATAGTGTATCAGAACTGTCATCGTCGTAAACGTCTGATCCAGCGATATATCGCCCTCTTGGAACTTTACCAGAACTATCCTTAATTGGCATGTGTTTTATACATATTGCGCCTTCAATTTTGTTATCTTTGTGAGGAAATTCTGTTATATATTTTAAATCATTGTCAGGTTTATACTCAACAATTCCTTCTTTTGAAATCTTCAATCTACCAATCCACATATCATCTGTGTATTTTGGATCCATGTTGATTTCATTTATAACATCATTTAACTTATCTGATGGATACAAAGACCCATCTCTCCTCATAATTGCATCCTGGATAGTAAAAGCAGTCTCAGCCTTACGTCTAGTCAATTGAAGGGGGTCAGAAGAATTATATTTTAGATTAACCCTATGTTCTATCTCTGAGATTAAAGCTCCAACAACATCAGATACACCGTCTTTATTATAAAACCCTTTAGAGTTTACATATCCAGGATAGAAAAATATAGTCTTTTTCTTGCCATTAGATCCTTTATCTCAAAAATTAGGTAATGCATAAACATTATAACCTTCAGGATATAGAAGCATTTCAAGCGCCCCCTGGAAGTCTGCTCCCTCAGAACCGCCTGTATTATGAGTTATTATTCCATTTGCTATATATGTATTTGAATCTCCAGCAGTTAGGTTATAAACCTGATTTACTCCTATGTTTGATACAGATAAAACCTTCTCTGAAAAAGCCCCCTGCATTCTAATTGTATGAGGATCAGATTCCAGACACTTTTTTACGATCAAATCTAAAGATTTTATTTTATATTCTATCTTTAGCTTTATTGAAGTTCCGAAATTATATAGGCTTATATGATCTTCTATATTTAAGGTATACCAAGCATTTTTATCTTTTCGGCCTTCTTTTATATTTGGCTCGACTCTTCTAATTGCGGATTGTATTCCAAATTTATACAACAAGTCCTTTAGTTGATTTAGAATTTCAACTGAAGATTGAGTTATTGATATTTTATTTCCAGAATTTTTCTTCTCTGTGTAGTGGCAAGTACCGTCAGAATCAAATAATCCAGCAATAAGAAGCATTGCATCGCGCTTTGTCAATAGCATATAATTCACAGGCAGTCTTTTATTATTTTTAACTTGACCGTAAATACCTATTCTTCTAAGTTCTTGACATATGTTTTTTATCCTAATCTCCTTATATGCTCTTCCGTCTTTAGTTATTGATATTGGCCTGTCTAAAACTGTATCATATCTAGATTCCACATAACTTAAAACTTCAGAATCGCAATTTGAAAGTCTTGGCGTTTTATCAAATCCATAAGAACCATCGCCTATTAATAATCCAACAAGATATGGATCAAATAAAACTCCATCAGAAAATATGTCTATAGACTCAGCTATCATTATAAAATCATTTTTCCTTATAGAATTCAACTTTCCAGCCTCGATAAATTCATATTCATACCATCTATCTCTATCATTCGAGGACTTATAATCTGCTGTCCTTCTTGATTTAGACACCCTGCATAGGATTGGATGATCAATGCTACACTTTAATGTTCTTTTTACGGTTGCTATCTCAACACATTCTTTTTCAGTATAATCTTGAATATAGGTTATAGACTCTCTATTTGATTTACCGTTCTTAAACCCAATAATTCCATCATCTTGTTTAATATCCTCTATATTTATGCATTCACCAGAAGATGTCCAAACTCTCGTTCCAGAACATACGCAACCACAAGCACTTGCCTGACCGAATGCAATATTACCCTCCTGAACATTTGGTAATGAAGTTTGCCATGTATTAAGGAATTGTGGAAATACTGCAAATTCCTCATATCCCATTCATGACGAACGCTTACCGCGAAGTTTATCTGAGTCGTCTTTAATTGCAACTCCAAGAACTTCATTTAAAGTCCCCATTTCAAGTCCAGTATCAGCATCTAAGAATCCAGCCCTTCAGTTTAAATCTGACATAGAAGCCTTTAATCTCTTAGATGGAAACTGAGTAAATTTAGCGCAATGAGTTATTCCATCAATAAACTTATTTAATGTTCCATCCTTGACTAAATATTCTTTACTATATGCAGCTATTAATGACTTGACTTTCTTATTAGCAATCTCACTTTCACCTACTACAAAATTCTTAGTTAGTTTAGACCCAAACGAATAGCTCTTTGAGTTATGTGTTTGGACGAAATCACCAATAAGATACGAATGCGATTCATTGTCAACTGTTACGCATTTGGATTTTTCAATGTGTGAAAACTCTATATTTACAATTCTAGTCTTATCTCTTTTACTTTTTGAATATCCACCGGTATATTCTGCAATTAAATTTAGTTTTCTTGGAAGTTTAAATATCTTGTCATCGGTATATATCCACAAGCAATAGCAATCTAAACATGGTTTGTATATACCATTTTTTTTATACCCAGCTTTTTGTTTTGTGTAATTGCAATTATATCCAAGACTTCTGCATATAAAAGCAACGTCTTTTATTAATTGTTCAGAAACAGACGTGTATGTAGGTCTTCCATTTGACAAACTTCCATTGGTATCCATTAATCCTTTTAGAATATTTAACCTAACTTCTTTGGAATTATATTTATATTCTTGAGGAATAAATTTACCTTCTGATTTTTGCATAAATAAACCAACTGATTTTAGATATTCAGAAACCCCTTCGATACTTATAGAGTGACCAAATTTAGTTCTTCCAGTATTTATTTTGTATGGAATATGATCTCTATATATTTCCATATCATCCTTATGTGCAGTAAACGCTACAGTATTTACATATTCCGAGTGTCGAAACGTACCATCTCCCAATAATAATCCCATAACGTATGGGTCTATAAAAACTTCCTTAGCATCAAATTCAATTGACTTATTTGATGGTATTGAGTATACATACTCAAATCCACCTGGATTTCTTTCTGTTATCTTTCTTGGGCATTTATAGTCAAACATAATTTCTTCAAGAGATTTAACTTCAACTCTATCATCTTTTCATCCGTGTTTATTTACATTCCATAAATGGTCTTTAGATGAAAAAACCTCCCTACCATCTTTCAGTGTTATTTTATATACCTCAATATCTTCATCAAATGGTATATCTATTACCGTGGTTATTTCTCCATTATCTCCATATAGTTTACTCCCTATATTCACGTCAGACCATAATTTCCATCCATTAGGGGTTATAACATCCTGAGAATAAGGATGCGCCTTTCCACGCGAAGCTATTTCTACGCAGTGTTTCGCTCCAGTAAAATTGTCATATATTCCACCATATCTAGCTTGATGCCAATAATGAAATCTCCAATATACACCTTCCCATACTTCTGGAAAGTCTGTTACACGATCACCAATCTTAGTGCCTTTTACAATCTTAGTTTGAATAATTGGAAAGTAGTTTAGATAGAAGTACATATCTCCAGTAATCCACTCCCCATCAGACTCTCTAACCATCCCTCTCCAACATCTAGTTAGCTCACGTTTAAGTCATTGCCCATATTCTGATTGAGGGTTTGGGTTTGGCATTAATTTAGTATAGCATCCATATTTCCTAAAGTGATCAGCAGCGGCCGTAAAATAATCCATATCAGTTATAATATGTGGGTTTACCAAATCAATTATCACTCTACCTTGCTCATCTCTATCTAAATCTTTAGCATATTTTCTTTTAGGATCTATAAGTCTTTTTACAAATTCAACATTAGTTAGAATATCCATTAAATCTCCTCTAACCTCTTTATTTAAACTATCTAATAATTCATCAGTTAGTTTTGTCTGGTATAGATTAGTTTCTATCATATATCTTATTTAAGAAATGCTTCAAATCCACCGTCTAGTATATTTTGCTGCCTATCTCCACGCATAGCAGAAACTTCTTCAATTTCTTTAACGACACTTCTTTCGGTATCTACAATTGATTTAGATAGTGGAATTAAATCCTTCAGTGATTTAGTATATTTATCAAATGTATCCATATCTACAGTTGCGTCTCTAAGATAAGTTCTTAGCTTATCAACTCCAACCTTTATGTCTTTAAGCAATAAAGATGATGATGTTTCAATCATAGACAAATAAACTTCTATTGCTTTTTGGACATCAGCATCTATCTTGAATTTATTATCTAACCCAATCAGCTCCTTAACCCTTTCAATTCTTTCTTCTTCATCTACTATAAATTGTAAATCACTTCTTGGATCATATACAAAATATATAAATGATAATTCTTTTTCTAATTGACTTTTACCAACCGTTCTATCTCTAACATCTAATTTTTTAAACGCTTTTAGTGTGTACACTAAAGGGTCAACTTGTAAGCGAAAATCCTTACGAACAAATAGCCTCATATTTATATAGTTTAGGGCTGACCAGAATTAACCGATCAGCCCTTTATGTTATTTACTTAATTCAGGATTAATGCGAGCGTAAGGATGTTTGGGGACTATCTGCTCATTGACAAATTTACCTGGAGACTGGCTATCCACAAGAAATG